GACAGCAGTGGTAAAATTGTACCAACATGGGCAGATGTATTGAACAGAGCAAACTTAGGTATGGAAGTAATGCATGAGAGAAATGCACACAACTTCCCACTTGACCTAGCATGTGCTGAGTCAACTACTGTTGCACTTGTTGCTCCATCAGTTGGCTAATTACAATTCATATGATATAATAAGGAGGTCTAACGACCTCCTTTTTTTTATGAAACCAACAGAAGATTATGATCAACTCTTAGCACGGTTCTCTAAGAGAACTAGTCAATTAGAATTGGAACAAACAGAGGTTGTTGATTCTTATTTGAAATGGATTGAATTAGATAAACAACTCAACTACTTACGTGGATGTAAAGATACTGTTGAGTATTTGAAGACTGGTAAGTTACCTGATGATGGTAATCATACAGGTATGAGAGATCATAAACCAGTTAGGCACAATGACCTAGGTTCATTGGACTAGGCATTTATTTTTGTTACATGAGGATCAAAATGTGTTGATCCACCCACTAAATAATATCAGAATTAGGGGTAACTATGAATCCAAAGTTCTATATTATGAGACCATAGTTCTATAGGAGAAAACTGGATGCACAATCTAATTTCGCACAACCAACTGGCTTATTGGAAGCAAGACGAACATAATCTCAACACATCAGTTGCAGATAGACTGACAGAATATGTTGAGTGTATATGTGACTTAGAAAACGAACCAACTGGCGAGCGAATGTGTAGATCCATCTTAGAAAGGTAAGAGAGACCCCCGAAAGGGGGTTTTTTATTAGGTATAAATACCTGTATGAGAGATAAGAAAGCAGCAAAAAAACTAATAAAAAGAGCAAAGAAAAATCCTACTTTATACTCGACATCTGAGGTTTTATATGCTAAAATGATCAGGCAGTCTATAAAAGAGGATGAAACCAAGACAGAAAAAAAGTAGAACTTACTATTACTTCTGGGGTATTGCAACTATAGCAGTAGTTACAGGACAATTCTATGTTGGAAATGGTTTCCGTAGAATGGCAGACACAAATCAACAGATCTCTGCTGATATAAATCTACTTGTGGAGGTTCTTTTGATGCCTTCACCTATAAAGATGCCTGTTCCTTACCACATGCCAGTGATAAAATGAAAGCAGTTATCTGGTCAAAAGAAAATTGTCAGTGGTGTGAGAGGGTTAGACAACTCTTTGCTGCCACTGACATAGATGTCACAGAATACAAACTTGACATAGACTTCACTCGTGAGCAATTCATAGGTGAGTTTGAGGAAGGTGCTACCTTTCCACAAGTCCAACTTGATAAAAAATACATAGGCGGATGCAAAGAGACATTGAGGTTTCTCCAAGAGAAGAAACTGATTTAGAAATGAACAAGGGTGTAGAATTCCTACTGAGAACTCCACCCAAACCCACATATATAATCACAGGATGGAGAAAGAAAATGCAACAAGCAATCATTGCTCTCAGTGTTATGGTTGGTATCCTCACACTTGGATTTGGTGCAATACTTGGTTACTTGATTCGAGCGTATCTCCAAGACACAACCCCACAATATTCTCATCCAGAAATGTATGATGAGAATGGAAACCCATTACCCGATGAGCTCATTGCAATTAGATTTGAGGGTAATCCTACACAAAACGATGATGAAGATTAGTTATGGCTAAATTACCACCAAACCCATTGGTGTCTGAAATTTTCAAGGCAGTTCATGGTAAGAAGACAGTAGCACAAAAGGTTGCTCTTCTAAAAGAACACAAACGAGATGACGTAAAAGCAGTTCTCATTTGGAACTTTGATAAAGGTATTGATAGTGCAGTACCTGATGGTCCTGTACCATACAAAGTAAATGAATCACCTGCTGGTACACCTGGTCACACAAGACTGATACATGAGTGGAGAACTCTATATAATTTTGTTCGAGGTGGTAACGATAAGTTATCTTCTATGAAGAGAGAGACCATGTTCATTCAACTTCTAGAAGGACTACATGCAGATGAAGCAGAGATCATAACTCTCGCAAAGGACGGAGACTTACAGTCTAAGTATCGTATTACACGTAGTGTAGTAGAACAAGCATTTGTAGATGGAGAAGGTAAAGAGGAAATACAATGGCGTGATCGGTGAAGATCCTGATAGATCTTACGGACTTTTGTAATGCAAAGTGTCCGTTGTGTAGTAGATATAAGAGAGCAAACGATCTGACTCCAGATGATTCTGTCAATAGATCCTTTGTAACTATAGAACAAATGATGGAGTGGTTTCCAACCTTGAAGGGCATCGATCAGATGTACTTTCAGGGTTCTTTTGGTGAACCAAGTTTATGCAAGGACATACTGAAGATTGCTAGGTACTGTAGTGGTACTAAGTTATTGATGAGTACTAATGGTGGTACTAATAACCCAGAGTTTTGGTCAGAGTTAGGAAGTATATTTTCGGCAGCAGGACAAGGATCTTATATGATCTGGTCTATAGATGGACTAAGTGATACCTTATCACACTATAGAGTGAATGTATCTTATGATAAGGTCATGCAGAATGCTAGAGCATTCATAAGAGCAGGTGGTACGGCAGTGTGGAGGATGTTAGTCTTCAAGCACAACCAACATCAGGTAAACAAAGCAAAAGCATTGAGTAAACTTATAGGATTCAAAGATTTTGCTCACACTAAAGTCAATAACCTGTATGATGTTGGTGGGAATGGTGATGGTAGTTACACATACACATACCAAGGAAAAGAGTACACATTAGAAGCAGCAGATGATCCACAGTACACATCTAATCTAGGTGCTGTACATCCAGAGTCAGATATAAAATGTAAGTATGGTCATGGTACAAATGATATAACTCTACGAATTGATAGCAGGGGTGTAGTACATGCATGTTGTTATCATCAATCTAGGTTACGATTCTTCTATCCTGATTACTATATCAATAACAATCCTAAACCTGCAGTGTTTGGTGCCATTGATAATCAATGTGGTGGAGCAGGTGGACAGTTGCAACAACTCTACTGGGACACAATCATACCATTGATAGAAGAACAAGGAGGGATAGAAAGTATTTCTTTAGGTCACAGAACCCTGAAGGAAATATTAAGTTCTCCTTTTTATGAACAAACGTTAATCAACTCGTGGCAAGGTAGGACAGTGTGTCGGGAGTATTGTGGTATCGAAAGATACAAAAATACTTGACTATATAGTGAGGGTATGCTAACATACCTTTACGTTCATCACCCTAGGGTGACGCAAGTAAGTCACGGAACGGATCGTTCATCCCCCGAAAGGAGGACGCAAATGACTAAAGGAACGGGGCTAAAAATCCAACTACTTTAGGAGTCAAACCATGACACAAATTACTTACCGTGGCGTTCAATATAACGCTGAAGAGTACAAGGCAAAAGTCCTTGAAGAGGCAGATCAAAACCGCAATCACGATCTAATGTATCGTGGCATCAAAGTGGTAAGAAAATTTGCTTCTAAGAGCTAGACTTTTTCTACAAGACCTGAGGAGGGTGTACACCCTCCTTTTTTCATGCTATAATATAGGGCATGAACAGAGACAAACTAAAACTTATAGTCACCGACTTAGAGATGTTACTGTCAGCACTCAAGGCAGAAGTTTATTCAGATGTTGAGTCTTATAGATACGAAGACATACAACCATCTGAATTAGACTACGACGAGACTTACGAAGGACCATGACAGTAAAACTTGTAAGCATCACTCCTGATGCTGAGAAAACAATGGCATACATTGCCAGAGTATCTAATCCTAACAATCAGGAGAACGAAAAGTATGCTGGACTACTGAAGTATTGTATCAAGCACAACCACTGGTCTGTGTTCGAGCAGTCTTCTATGACACTTGAGATAGAGACCACTCGTGCTATTGCAGCACAGATCTTACGTCATAGATCATTTACTTTCCAAGAGTTTAGTCAGAGGTATGCTGACGCTAAACTTCTTGAAACAATTGAACTGCCAGAACTGAGAAGACAAGACAGTAAGAATAGACAGAATAGTATTGATGATTTAGATCCGAAGATTGTTGATACATTGAACAGGCAGATGAATACTTTATTCAGTAGTGCATACTCATTATATAATCAGATGCTTGAAGATGGTGTCGCAAAAGAGTGTGCTCGTATGGTATTACCTCTTGCCACTCCTACTAGGATATACATGACAGGATCATGTAGGTCTTGGATACACTACATCAATTTACGATCAGCACATGGCACACAACTTGAGCACATGAGAATAGCAAAAGAATGTGCATGTATATTTGCAGGGCAGTTCCCTGCTGTGGCAGAGGCATTGGGATGGCATCACGAATCGGAGGAGTAAATCTATCTAAGAACGGTTCGTTTGCTATCCTCAATGATGGAGAGGTTGAATTTTATTTGGAGGAAGAACGTGTCACAGGTAAAAAAAGAGACCGCAGTGCGAAGGCTTTGGTTCTACGTTATCTTGATAATAATGTTGATGCTGTTGCCATATGTGATTGCTATACCAAATACCATCCTAAGAAGTTTCTTCTAAGGACAAAGGAGAAGGAAGCACTATGTAAAATTATACGTGCTAAAGGTATACCGATCTTAGATTATAGAAGCAGACATCATGAGTGTCATGCTGCCAATGCATTATTCAACTCAGGGTTTGATGACTGTGCTGTCCTTGTCATGGATGGTAAGGGTTCAGTACATGACAACGATGGATTTAGATTTTGTGAGACTGAAAGTATATACAGTAACCTAACACCAGTATTCAAACACTACTCTACTTTCTGGAGTGAGGATGAGTCTATCAAATTACATGATCCATATTGGGATGGTAATAATTTCTACAGTGATAGGACAAGTTTAGGTCAAGCATTCAGAACTATCTCTAGGTACTGTGGGTTTGATGAACTGGATGCTGGTAAGACTATGGGACTGTCTGCTTATGGACATCCAGACACTCCCGTAACCTTATGGAATGAAGAGTATGGTCATAGTATTTGTAGTAAAGATATAAGACCAAAGAAAGATAGCACTGAGTATTATGGTACAAAGATGCTGGAGGCAGACGTAGCATATAATTTACAAAAGTCTGCAGAGAAACATCTAAGGTTTATGATACAGAAGACCATAGATCTTACAGGTAAAAAGAATATTGCATGTAGTGGTGGGTTCTTCTTGAATTGTGTGGCAAACTATAGTATAATAAAAGAGTATGATATCAATCTATACGTTGACCCTATTGCATACGATGGTGGTAACGCTGTCGGTGCTGCATTACTAGCACATTATGAAACACGTTCTATTTGATTTAAAACAATGTCTGATCACTCCTCCATTAAATGATGAAGAATACATCAAAGAAACTCTAGTAGAAGCAGCAAAGATTGGTAAACTAGAAGTGTT